CAAGTCTGATTCCAGCGCGAACGTGACATTTGCCAATACATCTATTGGAAGTGTGACCGGCTCGGTAAACAGTGTCGCCACGGATGTCGGCATTACTCAAGGCGGCGCGGACAAAGTGTGGGGAACGACGGTACGCACGCTCAGTGCCGCAGGCGTACAGGCGATTTGGGATGCGCTGACCTCAGCCCTGACGACGGCGGGGAGCATCGGGCTCGGATTGTCGCGCTTTGTGAACTACGGCTTTTACCAGAATGCTGCGGTCTGGATTGATACAGTCGGCGGTGCGGCAGGGACCGTTGCGGGCGTCAACGGCACAAACCGGAATCCGGTCAACAATATTGCTGATGCGAATACACTCGCGGGCGCGTTGAATCTGAAACGGTTCATGCTCACGCCTGCTTCATCGGTCACGTTTGCGGCCACACAGACGGATCAAGAATGGAACGGCGGGACCATCGCGCTTGGTGGACAGAACATCGGATCTTCGACATTCAAGGAATGTATTATCAGCGGGGTCGGCACGGGGACGCTGGCGACCTATGAAGAGTGTACGTTCCTGGCTACGACCGTGGGAGCCAGCACGCGGATGCGGCGGTGTAACTTCGCCGGGAATATTACGATTGGAGCGGCTGGCGTGTACATCTTCCGTGATTGCGCGACGGCGGTACTCGGAGCCGCAATTCCGGTGATTGACTTCGGGGCCGCGATAGGCGCGTCAACCGTGAACCTGCGGAATTACACGGGCGGGGTTGAAGTTCAGAATATGTTGACCGGTGACGCCCTCTTCGTAGAAGGCGTCGGGGACCTGACGGTCAATGCGAATTGTACGGCGGGGTCTGTGACGGTGCGTGGGATTATCGGATTGACCAACAACGGTTCGGGCCAGACGCTCGATCTCGACCAGCGCGTGACGAACAATACGATTGCGCTCAATCTGTTCACATACGATATGTCTACGGTGACAGGGGAGGCTACACGTTCGTTTCTAAATTCGATACGGAAGCTGATGAATCGGTGGGCTATCGCCGGTTCAACGCTGACGGTCTATAAAGAAAATGACAGCACGGTTGCGTACACGCAGACAGTTACGGGGTCTGCCGGGGCTGACCCGATTACCGCGATTGATACGGACTGATGGCTAGTGGCTTTCGTGGGATCGTTGATTTCGTCGGGTACTCGTCCGGTCGCCCGATTGTCACGGGTACTGGTACTCTTCTCGCGCAAGCCGCAGACATAACCGGCGCGGGCGTGAGCCTTTCAACCGGGGACGGGGTGTTGCTCGCACAATCGAGTCTTGTAGTCGGAAGTGGGGTGAGTTCTTCTGTGGGAACCGGTGTGCTGGTGGTGGGCTCGTCGGTCGTGACGGGGGACAACGTGTTGGCGACTCCGCATTCACGTCTCTCACTCTCAATGGGATTAGGGGTGTAGCATGGGGCTGTTTGATGTCATTCCAGATACCCAAACGCTGTTTGTCGGCTTGGACGCCCCGGCACGGGGCGCGTTCACGATCACGCCCAGCGACTCAATAGACCTGGACCCTCCGATACGAGCGGTGTACATCGGCGGGTCAGGCGATGTCGCCGTTGAAACGTGGGAGCGTGAGACGGTGACATTTACGAACCTGTTGTACTCATATGTGCTTCCGATTCGTTGTCGGAAAGTCTTGTCGTCCGGTACGACGGCAACCGGGTTGGTCGGGATGTATTGATGCCGGTTGCCAAGCTGAAACAGTCAGAGTGCGACCTGGCGGATTTTATCGCGGGGTGCTACGCAGATCCACTTCGATACGTCATGGGGTGTTTTCCGTGGTCGAAAGATCCGCTTATTCAACTCGTGAAGCTGGACAAGAAGTACCGGGGGCGCTTCAACTCTGAGTACGGACCTGACCGGTGGGCGTGTGAATACCTGGATGATCTTGGACGGGAGATTCGTAATCGGAAATTTGACGGCAAGAAAGCCGTCGCACCGATTCAGTTTTCGACCGTCTCCGGGCACGGGATCGGCAAGAGTACGCTGGTCGCTTGGCTGATTAAGTTCATTCTGGACACACGCCCGTTCAGTAAAGGTGTGGTGACCGCGACGACCGCCGAACAGCTTAAAACAAAGACATGGGCCGAGCTTGGCAAATGGCATCGACTGTCCTTGACAGCCCATTGGTTTAAGTATAATTCAGGACGTGGGGCCATGATGCTGACCCACGTTGAGTACCCGCAGGAATGGCGGTGTGACGCGCAGACGTGCCGTGAAGAGAACTCCGAAGCTTTCGCGGGGCTCCATGCGGCGAACTCGACACCCTTTTACATCTTTGACGAGGCATCCGGTGTTCCTGACAAGATTTTCGATGTTCGAGAAGGGGGAACGACAGACGGAGAACCAATGGTCTTCGACTTCGGAAACCCTACCCGCAATAGCGGACGGTTCTTCGAGAACTGCGAAGGTCGGTTCAAGCATCGGTATCGTGTTCGACGAATCGACAGCCGGGATGTATCGATTACGAACAAACCCCGTATTCGACAATGGCTAGATGACTACGGTGCGGAATCGGACTTCTTTAAGGTGCGTGTGCGGGGCGTCTTCCCCGCGACCGGTGATCGACAGTTCATCTCCTCGCAGAGTGTGGACGACGCGATGGCGCGTCCTGTGGTTGAAGATAAACTTGCGCCTTTGGTCATTGGTGTCGATGTAGCGCGGTTTGGTGATAATGAGTCTGTGATCTATGTACGACGGGGACGGGTTGCCCGGTCGTTCCCTCCGCGTCGGTTCCGTGGATTGGATACGATTCAGTTGACGGGACGGGTCATTGAAGTGATTCGGGAGTTTGACGCCTTGGGGGTCAGACCCTCCGCGATTTTCGTGGACGAAGGGGGCATCGGGGGAGCGATTGTCGATCAGCTTCGACATCTAGGCTATAACCCTATTGGTGTACAGTTTGGTGGACGGAGGAATGTGATTGACTCCAAGACGTACCGGTTCAAGGTGGACGAGCTATGGGGACGGATGCGCGATGCGATCAAGACGAATTTGTGTCTACCGGACTTGAGTACGGAGGCGGGGCAGGAACTTCAACGGCAACTCACGCAGCGGGAGTACGAGTACACGTTGACCGGTCATTTGAATCTTGAATCGAAAGACGACATGAAAGACCGGGGCGTGGATTCCCCTGACATTGCGGACGGATTGGCCTTGACGTTCACGCAAGATGTGGCTCCCGTGCAGATTGCCGGGGGAATGAGTCCTAAAACGGCGGTGTTCGAGTACGACCCGCTAGAGAGCACACACTAGGAGAACGACACCATGGGAAAAAAAGCCCGCATTCTCGGTTCTGTAATCTTTCCTCCGGCGATCCCCGCCCTGTTGGGAGGCCGGGAGGTCGGGGCGGTCGCCAATCCTGTCGGCGCGGCTGCGGCGGAAGTCGGGACGCGCGGCGTTGAGGCGATCCAGCCGACTGTTCCAGAGATTCCAGGCCCTCCTCCGAGTCCAGTAGAAACGGCGCCACCGGTTGCTGCTGCGAGGGAATCGCCCATTGAGGCGGCTGAGCGTATCCGGCGTGAAACACAGAGCAAGACGCGGCGGTCTACGGTCTTGACCTCGCCACTTGGGCTGGGAGAGCCGTCGAATACCGCGAAGCGGTTTTTACTCGGACGGTAGGAATGCCTATGGCGCACGAACGCTCGATTACATTGGAATACGATGGAAAGTTTATGAACTTTCCGACTGTGATAGGCGGTCACTCTATCACGGCTGATGACGTGGATCGACTATTCCGGGCTGGAAAGCTCAAGCCTCTTGGGGGAAAAGTCTACGAGACTGAGGAAGAAGCCGTAGACGCTGCGAAAAAGCGGAGCAAGAGTTTTGATACGGGTACGCTTTTGACTCCTAAAGAGAAATCGGCAGCGGATCATTTATTCGGTGAAGGACAGTAGTATGCCCACGATACAAAAGACAGACCGGGAACTCCGTGATTATTACTCGAAACGGAAGACGGCTATGGAGTCTGAGTTTTCAAGCTTCATGGCGCATTACCGGGAGTTGGCTGAGTTTATCCAGCCACGACGGGGCCGGTTTCTGGTGTCGGATCGGAACAAGGGGGAACGACGGCACCAAAGCATCATCAATAGCCGAGCGTCTCGTGCTCACCGGATTGCGCGGTCTGGATTGTTTGCGGGCATCATGTCGCCTGCCCGGCCCTGGTTCAAGCTGGAATCTATTGATGCGGACTTAATGCGCGTCTCTCGTGTGAAGACTTGGCTCTACCAGGTTGAACTGGCCTTGCGGGTCATGTTTACGGAGAGCAATTTGTATAATGCGTCTCCGACCATGCTTGGGGAGTTGTTGCTGTTTGCCACCGGGGCGATGGCACATGTGGACGATGACCCGAAGATTGCGCGGTTTTATACGTACCCGGCTGGGAGTTATCTGATCGCGCAGGACGACAAACAGCGAATCAATACGTTCTGCCGGAAAGTCCAGATGACGGTAGGCCAACTGGTTGAGATGTTCGGACTCGACCGTGTGAGCACGACAGCCAAGACGCTCTATGATCGGGGGACGTATGATTCCTGGTTGGACGTGCTTCAGTTCATTGACCCGAATCCGATGTACCGGATTCCCACCTCGGGCCTCGGCCCACACGGCCTCGCCGCTTCAATCGTCGGTGCCGCCCAGGGCGCGCTCGACGTGATGGTCGATTGGGTCAAGCAGCGCAGCACCAATACCTCCGGCGCCAAGATGCGCGACTACCCGACCCTGCAGCTTCGCTTCGGCATGGCCGGTGCGAAGATCGATGCCGCCCGCTTGATCTTGCGCA